GGTTTAAGTGAATATAACATTGCAGCTAGCTCATCAGCTATCTATCAAAATGACCCAGTAACAGCAGCGGCAACTGGATACATTACGGTAGCTACAAGTGCTTCTCAATTATTAGGTTCACTTAACGGAGTTTTCTTTACGAATGCTTCAACTAAGAAACCAACATGGGCGAACAATCTAGCAGCTTCAAACACTGCTACTGACATTGTCGGTTATGTTAGTGACGACCCTTACGAGAGATACGAAATACAAGCTAGTTCGACTCTACCAATTGCAAGTATTTTCTTAAACGGAAATATACATTATACAGCTGGATCTTCAGCTAACTATGTATCTAAAGTTACTTTAAATACATCGCAATTGAATGCGAACGATACTACTCAAATTCGTGTCATTGGAGTTGCAAAAGGCTTCAATAATGAATTATTAAATGATACAACTTACTCTACAAACGTAGTAGTAACTGCTATTATTAATAATCATTTCTATAAACAATTTACAGGAATATAAGAATATGGCTATATCAAGAGGACAGCTAGTCAAAGAACTAGAACCAGGATTGAATGCATTATTCGGCCTGGAATATAAGAGATACGAGAATCAGCATCTTGAAATTTTCGATACTGAAACTTCAGACAGAGCTTTCGAAGAGGAAGTAATGTTATCAGGTTTCGCTAACGCGGAAATCAAGCCGGAAGGATCTGCAGTTGTATTTGACAATGCGCAAGAAACTTTCACAGCTAGATACACTCATAATACCGTAGCACTTGCTTTCGCAATCACTGAAGAAGCGATTGAGGACAATTTGTATGACAGACTTGCGTCTAGATATACAAAAGCTTTAGCAAGATCTATGGCAAACACTAAACAAGTAACTGCAGCTAACGTTCTAAACAACGGTTTCAGTACATCTTATGTAGGTGGTGACGGAGTTTCTTTAATAAACTTATCACACCCAACTATTGCTGGTTCATTCAGTAATACATTGGCTACACAAGCTGACTTAAACGAAACTTCTCTTGAACAATCGTTGATTGATATCAACTCGTTCACAGATGAGCGTGGTTTAAAAATTGCAGCTCAAGGTGTTAAATTAATCATTCCAAAAGAATTACAATTCACTGCGGAAAGATTAATGAAATCAGCTGGAAGAACACAAACTGCTGATAACGATATCAATGCGATCAAATCAATGGGAATGGTTCCACAAGGTTACGTGGTTAACAATTTCTTAACTGATACTGATGCATTCTTTATCAAAACTGACGTTCCAAACGGTATGAAGATGTTCGTAAGAGCACCTATCAAAACTGCTATGGAAGGTGATTTTGATACTGGTAACGTTAGATACAAAGCTAGAGAAAGATACAGCTTCGGCTGGTCTGACCCTAGAGGTATCTTCGGATCATCAGGATCTGCTTAATATTTAAGCAAATTTTATTTAATGGGGTGGGTATATCTCACCCCATTATTATGTTAGAAAGAAAGAATTATGACAAAAATGTTTCAAGTAAAAATTAGAGCTTATGGTCACATGGCTAATTTTGACATTGAAGCTGAAGATAGTGCAGAAAGTATAGAACTAGCTATCCTTGACAAAATAGGAAAAAAAGGTATATTACTAAAAGACAGCATGCGATCTTTTGCTAAAGATAAATGCTGGATAACCTATGAGGAGGTTGTAGATGATAAATCACGTTCAAGCTCTTTACACAAAGAAGAGAGCCCTAGAACTTGATTGGGAGCAACACTACGTTCAAGAGGGAATATATACTCTTGACATGGTTAGGATTGACGAAAAAATTCGTGAAATCATTAACCAGATTAAGATGTCTGAAGCTGAAATAGCTCATAGACAAATTAAAGTAGAAATGGCTGCTCCTGAGTTTTCTGTAGCTAGCTAAACCTAGCTATTTATATCCGAAAAGTAGATTTTCGATGCAGGTATCCCTTGCGCTATTCAATAAATTCAGTTATATATTAAGCACTATACATAACCTTCTGATCTAGACGCGTATAGTCGACAAGCCTAGAGACTAGATTGGAAAAACTAGGAGAATATACTTATGGCAAATACAACTTTTTCAGGCCCAGTTAGAGCCGGAACAATCGTTGATACTACAGGAACTACACTTGGAACAAATGTTAAAAACATTGGACCAGTTGTATTAACTCAATCATCAACTGTAGCATTAACAAACGCAACAACAACAGCTACTGCACTTGGAATTATAATTCCAGCAAACAGTCAAATCATTAGTGTGTCAATTCAAGTAGAATCATTATTTACTGCTTCAAGCACTACTACTATCGCTGTTGGAAAAAGTTCAGCAAGTGCTACAAACTTAGCAGCAGCAACTAACGTATCAGCAACTGCAACTGGAGCTTCAATGTTACCAGCATCAGCAGATGCTTGGAGAACTGTTGGTACTTCTGATGTTGAATTATATGGAATAACAGTTGCTAACTCTGCAACAGCAGGTAAAGCAAGAATCGTTGTTACTTATAGTCAAAACGCAGCATTAGCGGCACTATAATAAATTAATTTTTAAGGAGCTCGAAAGGGCTCCTTAATATAAGGAGAAAAATATGAAATCAGATGTAAAACCAGTCGTAATAGCTAGTAACGTTAGCACTGTTGTTTTATTTACTGGGCCAACAAGACTCAGAGGTTTTTTAGCTCAGTCAACTGGAAGTTCAGGAACTGCAGTTATTAATGGTTTAGCAAATACTACAACTGTTAGTACTTCTACTAATACAGAAGTGTATATTCCAATTTCTGTTGGAGCAGGTTCAAGTGAAACTTTAAATTTACCAGAAGATGGTGTTCTATATGCAGGACGAAATGGAACAGGAATAGTTGATGGTATCGGAATAGCTTCTAACACTAGTGCTTTAACGATTACGTTATTTATAGATAAATAGGAGTCGCTAAATGGCTACTTCCTCAGGTACTACAGTTTTTGAAAAAACTTTTACTATTGATGAAATCATAGAAGAGTCTTTTGAGAGAATAGGTCTTGTTAATAATACTGGTAATCAAATGAAATCCGCTCGTCGCTCGTTGAACGTTATGTTTCAAGAATGGAGCAACAGGGGATTACATTATTGGGAAGTAGCACAAAACTCTATTTCAATGGTAGAAGGGCAATCTGTTTATACCATTTATAGATCTCCAACAGATGGAACTTCAGATGCAACTTTTAGTTTATTAAATGGTGCAATTAATAATTCTCAAACAACAATTACATTAGATTCAGTTACTCAATTTCCTACATCTGGAACACTATTAATTGATTCAGAACAAATTAATTATACAGGTACAAATACAGATAGTAATACAATAACAGGCTGTACCAGAGGTGCTAATGGCACAACAGCTGCATCTCATACTGATAATACAAAAGTATTTGATTATAATTCTATTACATATGGTGCTGACGATATTCTAGAATCGAGCTACAGACAAACGAATCAAACTCCTGTTGTAGATTTTCCACTTACAAAAATTAATAGATCTGGCTATAGCGCTTTATCTTCTAAATTTTCACAAGGTACCCCTACTCAATATTATGTGCAAAGACTTATAGATAAAATTACAATCACTTTATATTTAACACCAAGTTCTAATGAAATAAATAATGTAATGTTTTATTACTATGCAAAAAGAATTCAAGATGTTGGAGCTTACACAAATATTACAAACGTTCCATATCGATTTGTTCCGTGTATGTGCGCAGGACTAGCTTATTATCTAGCAATTAAATACGCACCACAGCGTGGACAAGAAATGAAATTATTATATGAGGATGAATTATTAAGAGCATTAGATAGTGATGGCTCTTCTTCAAGTTCATTCATTACACCTAAAACTTATTATCCGAGCGCATAATGGGAAATTTATCAAACGGAAAATATGCTTATATGATCTCAGACCGTTCTGGTCAGAGATTTCCATATCAAGAAATGGTTCAAGAATGGAATGGATCATGGGTACATATTTCTGAGTATGAAGCTAAACAACCACAACTTGATCCAAAACCTGCAGTTGCAGATCCACAAGGTTTACAATATGCACATCCTGATAGAGTTGAACCACAAGTTATAATTGAATTAACTCCTAATCCTTTTACAACTATTAATTATGCAGGAAATACTTACATCAATGTTTATTCAGAAAATCATGGAAGATCAACTGGCAACATTGTAAGATTCAGAGGACCACCTGAAGTATTGATCGCGGGCACGCCCACGCGCGAGACTTCATTTAGGTTAGTTCCATCTTTTGATGATATAACAGATATTTCAAATGCAAATGGTTTTACTATTACAGTTGGAAAAATTGATTCATCTGGTATTGTAGGTGATACGTTAAATTATTTTTATTTTAAAAGTACAGATACTGCAACAACAGGAAATGTTTCTGGTGGTGGAGCACAATGTTCTGCAGGACCAGTTACACTACAAGCTTAATATGACATACACAGAACTAGTACAAAAAATTAGAGATTACACTGAGGTAGATGCAAATGTATTTACAGCAACAATTGTTAACGGATTTATATTAGATGCTGAATATAGAATTTTAAGAGAAGTAGATTCTGATAATAATAGAAAATATGCAACTGCAACTATTGTTGCAGGTCAACCTTATGTAAGCACACCATTATTAACAGATCAAACTTTAATTATAAGAGAAGCCCAAATTATTCCATCTGGCGTACATAGTAGTAATTCTATAATAGAATATAGAGATACTGGCTTTATTAATGAATATAATGCTAGTAATTCAACAGGATTACCTAAATATTTTAGTTATTGGGATGAACAAAATATCGTATTAGCACCAATTCCAGACTTGACATATACCATGCAATTAAATTATATCTTGAAGCCAGCAGGATTATCTGCTAATAATACGACAACATATTTAAGTCAGCAATTTCCCACTGGTTTATTGTATGCATGCCTTGTTGAGGCGTACGGTTTTTTAAAGGGTCCGGCAGACATGATACAATTTTATGAACAAAAGTATCAAAGTGTGCTACAAGGATTCTCTATTGAACAAATGGGAAGAAGAAGACGAGATGAATTTCAAGAAGGTTCACCTCAAATTCAAAAACAAGGATAACAAATAGGAGATAAAAATATGGCTTTTACAGGTAATGCAATTGCAAATACTTTTAAACAACAGCTTTTTTCGGCTGGACATAACTTTAATACTACAGGTGGAAACACTTTTAGATTAGCTATGTATACATCTGCAGCAACGTTAACTTCAGATACAACTGTTTACACTTCTACAAATGAAGTGCAAAGTTCAGGATACACTACTGGTGGTGGAACACTTGTAAATGTAGGCCCCGTTGTTTCAAGTGGTGTTGCATTTATAAGTTTTAATGACTTGTCTTTTACAGGAGTTACTTTAACTGCAGCAGGCGCTTTAATTTATAATCAATCAAATTCAAGTGCAGCAGTATGTGTATTAGATTTTGGTGGAGACAAAACTGCAACAGCAGGAACTTTTACAGTTCAATTTCCAGCAGCTACAACATCAGCAGCTATTTTAAGAATCTCCGGATAATAGGAGTTCAACATGGCTATTGTTGACGGTTGGGGTAGAGGCGCCTGGGGAGAAGGCGCGTGGAATGAAAACGTTCCGGTTTTAGTTACAGGTCAACAACTTACATGCACACTTAATAGTGTAACTATAGTTGCAACTCAAAACCCTACGGTAGTTGTAACCGGCGAAGAATTACTTAAATCCATAGAAGGTATTGCTGGAATTCAAGCAGGTGGTAACGTTCAAGTTCCAGTCTTAGAACCATTAGAGACTATAACAGAAGGTATAGTATCTATTAAAATAGATGGTAGTACTTCTTTAACTGGTCAATTATTAACCACAGCTTTAAATTCAGTTACTGTATTAGCTAATGCTAATGTTGATGTAACCGGTCAATTATTAACTGCAAATTTAAATTCAGTTACAGTTTCAGCAAATGCGAATGTAAGTGAAACAGGATTTTTACTTCAATCTAATATTAATTCTGTAAGTGCTATTGTACCTGATGTTACAGTTGAATTAGATAATATAGATTTAAGTTTATTAGTAATAACAGATGGTCCTGAAAATATTTTAGGAAATGCCAATGTAAATGTAACTGGTCAACAACTAAGCGCAAATTTAAATAGTGTTTCTTTAACAGCGGCAGCTAATGTAAATGTAACTGGATCTTTACTTCAATCAATACTTGGTGATGTAACTATTGATATAGAATTTTCAACAATTGCTAACGTTACTGGTCAACAATTAACAGCTTCATTAAATAATGTAAATATAGCTTTAATTTCAAATCCAACAGTTAATGTTACAGGTCAACAAGCAACTACTTTATTAAATAATGTAAATATAGATTTAATTTCAAATCCAACAGTTAATATTACAGGTCAACAAGCAACTATTGCATTAAATAGTGTAACTCCAATAGCTAATGCTGATGTTGTTGTAACAGGTAAACAATTAACAGTTGAAGAAGGAATAGTAGATCCAGGTCCAGATGTAGCGGTTACAGGTATTGAAATGACAGCTGCCTTAGGTGTAGGCACAACTATTACCGGAACTGCTAATATAAATTTAACAGGTCAACAAGCAACTATTACATTAAATAGTGTAACTCCAATAGCTAATGCTAATGTTGTTGTAACAGGTCAATTATTAACAGCTAACATAAACTCAGTTACAGTTTCATTATTAACCCCTGTAAATGTAACCGGACAACAATTAACAGCAAATTTAAATAGTGTAACTCCAATAACTAGTGCTAATGTTGTTGTAACAGGTAAACAATTAACTATTGTAGAAGGTATAGTTGATCCTTCTCCCGATGTAGTTGTTACAGGTATTGGAATATCCGCTTCTTTAGCGGTTGGAACCGTAATTATTGGAACAGCTAGTGTAGATGTAGATGGCCAACAATTAACCTTAAATTTAAATAGTGTAACTCCAATAGCTAATGCTAGTGTTTCTGTAACAGGTAATATATTGACTATAGTTCAAAATAGTATTAATAATCAAGTTTGGACAGTGGTTAATACAGGAACTCCTGCAAATTGGACGGAGATTAACACAGCTGCATAAAAACTCTAAAATAAGGAATTAATATGGCATCAAGTTTTTCTAGCGATCTTAAATTAGAAATTATGACTACCGGCGAAAACGCTGGACAATGGGGAAATATTACCAATTCAAATTTAATCGTCCTTCAACAAGCAATTGCTGGATATGAATCAATTACATTAAATGGAACAACAGGTGCAACTCTTGTATTTTCAGATGGTGTTGTTTCCAATGGTAAAAATGCGGTTTTAAATTTAGCAGGAACACTTACATCTTCAGTTAACGTAATTGTACCTGATACAGGTTCTGGAACAGCCCCTGAAAAAGTATACATCTTAAAAAATGCAACTTCAGGTGCTTTTGCAGTTACATTTAAAACAACATCAGGAACGGGTGCTACATTTGCAGCTGCAGATAAAGGACATAAATTAGTTTATTCGGATGGAACAAATATAATAGATGTTCCCCTTGGAGTTCCGGGTGGATCAGATAAACAAATTCAATTTAATAATGCAGGATCTTTTGGTGGTATTACCATGGGAACTGCGGGACAAGTTTTATCAACAGATGGAACTACAGCATCTTTTACAGATCCATCAGGTGGTGGAACCTCGTGGCAAGCTGTTAAAAGTTCAAACTTTAATGCAAGCGCAGGTGAGGGATATTTTGTAAATACTTCAGGCGGTGCAATTACAGCGACTCTTCCAGCATCTCCAACTATTGGGCAAACTATTAAATTTATTGATTACGCAGGAACATTTGACACAAACAATTTAACTGTTGGAAGAAACGGAAAAAATATTCAAGGTCTTGCTGAAAATTTGACAGTATCAATTGAAAGAGCTGCATTTTCTTTAGTGTTTAGTGACAATACTCAAGGTTGGTTATTGGAGAATAAATAATGTCTACCTATGTAAATTTAAGGGGATATAATAATCAAGATACAAAAAATGTAGTTCCTTATCAAACTTTCCCAGCGAGTTTTATAAACACTGGTCAGGTTTGGTATGGTGCGGACAATAATTTTTACATACAAAAACAAACTGCAACGGTTAATTCTTGGTCAATAGGAAATAATCCTCCTGCAACATCTCCTTCTAATAGTTTTAGTTCCGGTGCATGTGGAACTCAAACGGCTGCTTTAGGATATGGTAAAATTCTTTCTCCAGCACCTGGTTTTAATCCTACTGCAGCTTCTATACTTGCAGAATCATATGATGGTACTAATTGGACAGGTATTGCTAATTTAAATACTATAAGATCTGGTGGAGCTAGCTCTACTGCGGGTTCTCAAACAGCTACCGTAGTTTTTGGTGGTTTTCTTAACAATCCACCAGCTCCACCTTCTGCTATTCGATCAAATACTATTTCAAAATGGGATGGCTCATCTTGGACAGCAGGAAATAATATGCCTTTTTTTAGATCAGGTTTAGGAGGGTCGGGCACTTCAACAGCCGCTTTAGCTTTTGGAGGAATTCAAAATCCCACAGCGCCAGCACCAACAAGACCAACAGGGACAGCTGCAAAATATGATGGTACAAATTGGACCAATGTTAATAACATGGCTACAACTCCTCTTGGAACATCTGGTTTTAGTGGTCTAGTAGGTACAGGTACTCAAACAGCTACTATTGGTTGGGCAGGTGGTCCACAAATTGGTGGAGATATGCAAGTATATGATGGTACAAATTGGACTAATATACCTAGGCTTACTGCACAAAGACGTAATGGAGGACTGGCAGGAACTTCAACTGCTGGTGTTGCTTTTGCAGGAATTCAAGGACAACCTGAAAGTGGTGTTGGAAGACAAACAGAAGTTTGGAATGGTACAACTTGGACCACACTTCTTGATAGAAATGTAGGAACCTCTAGTTGTCCTGGAGTAGGTAGTTCAACAAGTGCCTTAAGTGCAGCTGGTACTTTTAGTCCTCAGGCTCCTCCCTCTATATCCACCACTGAAGAATGGTCTACTAATTTATTTTCTAGCAAACTAACAACTTCTTAATATGAAATATTGTATTGCAAAAAACACAGGAAAAGGATTTTTTACACATCAAGATTCTTTATTATATAATTTTAAAAATTTTTTTGATATTTGGGTTTTAAAAGATAATATAGGAGATGTTGATTGGATTAAGAGAGTCAATGGAATTGAAAAAACAAAAGATGAAGCACAAGCATTATTAGATGCTGAAATATTAAAATTACAAAATGAGTGGGATTTAAATAATCCTAATATAACTGAAGAAGATGAAATTTATTTAACAAGGCCTATTAGACAAATATTACCATGAGTGATTTAAAACAAATACAAGGATATAAAGTTCAATCTTTAAGTTCAAATCCATCACCATTAATAGTGGGACAGTTTTTTTATGACACTGCTACAAATACTTTAAAAGTTGTAGTAAATGTAGCTGGAACACCTACTGTTAAAACAATAACCGCACCTTAATATGAGCCTTTATAGAGAAATACAAGGATACACTTTTCAATCTTTAAGTTCAGATCCATCTCCGTTAGTACCTGGACAAATATGGTACAACACTACTACTGATACTGTAAAATCTTCAAAATTAGTTGGCACTTGGGCAAGTGCAAATAACATGGTTAGTGCTCGTCCAGGAACAGCCACCGTTGGAATTCAAACTGTTGCTTTAGCTGTAGGTGGTAATGATCCACTAGGTTTTAGTGGTTTAACAGAAAAATATGATGGTACAAATTGGACTAGTGTTACTGCTGCTCCTTTTGGGGCAGGTTATTCTGGTGCAGGAACTCAAAATTCCGCCTTAGCTTTTGGCGATAATTTTCCGTCAGTAACAACTACTGCTAAATATGATGGTACTAATTGGACGTCAGCTAATAGTATGACTAACGCACGTGGTTTAGCAGGTGGATGTGGTACTCAAACAGCGGCTCTTGCTTGTGGGGGACGTAATCCTTCTTCTCCTACTACTGTTACAGCTACAGAATTATATGATGGTACTAATTGGACAGCTGTTGGTACTTTGAATTTTAGTAGACCAACAGGAGGACAAAAAGCAATAGGAATTTCAACTGCTGCTTTAGTTATGGGAGGAAGTTCATCATTTCCATCTACTTTTTCACTTTGGCAAACTGAATCTTATAATGGAACAAGTTGGACGCAAGTTAATAATTTGAATGTAGCAAAAGGACAATGTGGAGCAGCTGGTACAGCAACATTAGGATTATTTTATGGCCAAACTACTGAACAATGGACAAATACAGCTTGGTATACTGATACTTCACCTCCTACACCAAGTCCTGCTGGGTGCGGAACACAAACAAGTGCTTTAACTGCCGGTCCTACTTGTTTAGAATGGGAATATACTGGTGTTTCTACAAATACTATAACTATTTCATAAGTCTTTACTTTAATATTAAAAGTGTGATATAGTTAATGAAGAATGACAAAAAATATACAGCCTTTAATACAAACAGATTACTTATCCTCGCTTTTACAAGAAGAAGATTTTATAAAATTTAAAGAACTTACTTCTGAATTAAAAGATACTTGGACTAAAAAACAAATTTTTAGAACAAAAACAGAAATGAGAATTTCTGTTCTATCTGATTATAAACATCCTAATAATGCATCTAAATATTGGCAATGTGTTAGAGAACAAAATGCTCATTTTGAATGTTTAATTGCTTTATCATTTGATTATAGAAGAAATGATATTGAGATAAAAAAAGTACAAAAAAAATTAGAAAATGAAAAAGATGGATTAGAATTAGAATTAATTAAAATAGAATTAGATGAAAAATTATATGCAAAGGCTTCGATGGAACTTACTGCAAAAGATAGAATGAGAGAAATTAATGAATGGTCTAAATTAAAAAAAGAATTTAATGATGGAAATTTTGATGATGTAAATGTTGATACACATCAAAGTGAGGCTTATAAATATATATTAGAAAATAGAGCTAAAACTTTAACACCGGGATCTTCTCAACCTGAAGTATTTAATGTTTTAACACAACTAGAAACCTTAAATAGACTTCATAAAGAAGGAATATTACCTTCACCAAATAAAGAGGCTATTACTAATATTAGTAAACCGAATAAAGAAAATATTAGTATTGGTAAACCCAATAATGAAATTTGATTATATATCTATAGGTCAATCTATTTTACGCTATGAGACGCCTCTAGATATTTTCTTAACCATTAATTTAATTTACGAACAAAAATTTAATCAATTAGAACAAGCAAATCGTCAATTAATTGGTAAAATTAAAGATGAACATTCTTTTTTTTATAATGGAGAAGATGAATCTAAAATTAAAAAACATGATCATTTACCATTAAATGTTAAACAATGGTTCATGGAAATGTTTAAACATTATTTAGAATTTAATAATATTAAAGATTATAAAATGCATCTTAATTCAATTTGGGTTAATGAAATGAAAGCTCATGAATATAATCCTGTACACGTCCACCAAGGTGATTTATTTACGGGACTATCTTCAGTTATGATTTTAAAATTACCAAATACTTATGGTATAGAATATTCAGCAGAACAAACTCCACAAAATGGTAAACTACAAATACTGGGTGCAGCTAATGGTCAATTTGCAAAAGTAGATTATCAACCACCAATGGAACTAAGGGATTTTTATGTTTTTCCATATGATATGAGACATTGTGTATATCCATTCAATGGAACAAATGACACAAGAAGAACATTAGCAGCTAACTGCGATGTATTATATAACCCAATACAGAATAGAGGAGCATAATGATAATAACAGAACCACGTTGGAAATCGTTAATAGTTGAAACAACGGGACCAATATTTACACCAGAACAATGTCAATTAATTATAGATGCAGGAAGATCTGAACCCGTGCAAAATGGACAAATAGGAGGGGGAGCAACTGGAGTGGTTGATACTAAAACAAGAACTTCTCACATTAGTTGGATTCCATTTAATAAGATGCCTGAAATGTATGCAACATTAGAACGTGTTATGAAACAAACTAATGGTAATCATTTTGGTTTTGAAGGAATGCAAATTACAGAACAAGCTCAATATACAGAATATCCATCAGGTGGATTTTATGATTGGCATATAGATTCTGATATAGTTGGAATGAATGAACCACCGGTTCGTAAAATATCTATGACATGTTTATTATCTCATGAATCTGAATTTGAAGGGGGTGGACTTGAACTTATGTCAGATGGTAAAATTGCAAGACCTAAGCAAGGACAAGCTATATTTTTCGCTTCATATATTAGACATCGTGTAATACCAATTACAAAAGGAGTTAGAAAATCATTAGTGATGTGGTTTGGAGGACCTTCTTTTAAATGAATAGAGAATTATATTTTGCAACACCTATTTATATTAAAGATTTAGGTACACAAGAGTTTAATACACAATTAGAACAAAAAATTATTAATTGGTCTAAACAAGATAAAGGTGTTTTAAAAACTAATGTAAAAGGTTGGCATAGTGAAACTAATATGCATGAAAAACCAGAATATAAAAATTTAGTAAATATATTATATGAAGCACAAAATTTTATTTATAATGATGAGTTATTAGATAATGAACCTTATCTTGGAAATATGTGGGCCAATATTAATCCACCCGGTGGATATAACAGACCCCATACCCATCCTAATTCATTATGGTCTGGAGTGTATTATGTTAGAGCTTCTAATAATAGTGGACATTTAAAAATAGAAGATCCTAGACCTTGTAGTTTAATATCAAGGCCAAAACGTAAACAAGGGGAGTTACAAAAACATTTATGGAATGAAGTAAACTTTGAACCAGTGACAGGAAGACTTATAATGTTTCCTTCATGGCTTAATCACTCTGTTGAAACAAACCAATCTAATGATATAAGAATATCTGTATCATTTAATTTTTTACAGAGAGGAATGTTCGTATGAGTTTTCAAACTAATAAATATCAAGTTATTAAAAATGCAATTTCTTATGAACTTGCAAACTTTGTATTTAATTATTTTTTACTTAAACGCGATGCAGTAAATTTTATGTATAAAAATAACTTTATTGCTGAAAATATGTTATTTGGAACATGGAAAGATCAACAGGTTCCAAATGTTTATTCACACTATGCTGACTTTGTTATGGAAACATTATTAATGAAAGTTATGCCTGTTATGAAAGAAAAAACTAATTTAGATTTAATACCTACTTATTCGTTCGCACGCGTGTACGAGAAAGGTTCTATATTAAAAAGACATAAAGATAGACCCTCATGTGAGATATCTACAACATTAAATCTAGGCGGCGATCCATGGCCAATTTTTATAGATCCAACAGGAAGTGATAATATAATAGATGAACATAAAAATATACATAAACCAAATGCACCTGCTGGAACAAGAGTGGATTTAGAACCTGGTGATATGTTAGTTTATTCTGGATGTGAATTAGAACATTGGAGAGAAGAATTTACAGGGGATGTTTGTGGTCAAGTTTTCTTACATTATAACCATGTAAATGGACAGTTTGCAGATTCCAATTTATATGATAAAAGACCTTTATTAGGAGTACCATCGTTTGTGTTAAAATAGTGTAAATCAACGGATTTGGTGGTATAAAGATTTCTTATGCCATTACAGAAAATACAATTTAAACCTGGATTTAATAAATCTCAAACAGCAACCGGTGCAGAAGGTCAATGGATTGATGGAGATAATGTTAGATTTAGATACGGAGAACCTCAAAAAATAGGTGGTTTTGTAGAACTAGTAGATAATACATTATCTGGCCCTGCAAGAGATCAGCTTACTTGGACTGCATTAGATGGTAAAAGATATGGAGCAATTGGAACATCTAAATTATTAATTATTTATTACGAAGGAGAATTTTTTGATATTACTCCTCTTGATACAGCATTAACTTCTTGTACTTATACATCTACAACTGGATCATCAACTGTTACTATTAATAAATCAAATCATGGATTAGAAACTGGAGAATATATCAAATTTTCTTCTGTAACAACTCCAGGAGCTCCTACTACAAGTTATACTTCAGCAAATTTTACAGATAACATTTTTGAGATTCAATCAATCGTAAACGTTAATTCTTTTAGAATTAAAATGCCAAGTAATGAAACAGGAACAGGAGTTACAGCAGGTGGAACAATTACAACTAATCCTTATATTACAGTCGGACCTACTGTACAAAGTTCTGCTTTTGGATGGGGAACAGGTTATTGGGGTGGATCAATTCCAGGTTCTACTTCAAATCAATTAAATGGAGCAATTAATAATTCTACTGCAACTATTACAGTAGATTCAACAACAGGTTTTCCCGCTACTGGAACAATAAGTATTGATTCTGAATTAATTACTTATGCAGGTTTAACTGGAACCACTTTTACCGGTTGTGGAAGAGGTGTAAAAGGTACAACAGCAGCATCACATTTAGATAATGCACTTGTACTTAATGCTTCAAGTTGGATTAATTGGGGATTACAATCAAACACTGCTTCTACTACACTTGCTCCTGGATCATGGTCACTTCATAATTTTGGTCAAATACTTGTTGCTACAATTAAAAATGGTAAAACTTTTACTTGGGATCCTTCTGCAATAACTTCTCTTACAACAAGAGCTACAGTTGTTGCAAATGCTCCAACAGCTTCTATTATGACAATTGTATCAGATAGAGATAGACATTTATTTGCAATGGGAACTGAAACTACAATTGGAACACCATCTACTCAAGATCCAATGTTTATAAGATTTTCAAATCAAGAAGATATTAATACTTGGAATCCAACGGTTACAAATACTGCAGGAACTTTTAGACTAGATACGGGTAACGAGATTATAGGAGCTGTACAAGGTAAAGATTATATTCTTGTATTAACGGATCAAGCTGCATACGTTGTTCAATTTGTAGGTCCTCCTTTTACATTTTCAGTTAGACAAGTAGGAACAAATTGTGGATGTATTGGTCAACATGCAATAATTTACGCACAAGGTGCAGTATTCTGGATGGGTTTTGGCGGAGGTTTTTTTGTTTATGATGGTACCGTTAAACAAATACCTTCTCTTGTTGAAGATTTTGTATTTAGTAATACTGAAGATGCCTTAGGAATTAATTACGGTGCAAATCAAATTGTATTTGGATACCATAATTCTTTATTTAATGAAGTAGGTTGGTTTTATCCAAAAAATAATCCTACACCTTCAAATCAAGTAGATAGAAACGTTATTTATAATTATGTTGAGAATACATGGGTAGTTGGATCTTTAGCTAGAACAACATACAATAGTTCTGGAACTTTTTCTTTACCTTACGCAACTCAATTTAATCCTACAGGTACTCCTACTTTTCCAACTATAAATGGAGTTACAAACTTATTTGGTTCTACCAAATATTGGGAACATGAAAGTGGAACAAATGAAGTAGATGCAAATGGTAATAAAACCGCATTAACTTCTTTTATTAAATCTGGAGATTATGATATATCGGAACAAGGTTTAGGTGGAGATGGTCAATTAATTATGCGTGTTAAAAGATTTATACCAGATTTTAAAAACTTAGAAGGTAATGCAAAAATAACTTTGTTTTTTAGAGATTATCCAGCGAATACTGACTCAACTCCTTCTAGTATACCTCCTACAATTACAGGGCCCTTTACTATTACATCATCTACTGATAAAGTAGATACTCGAGTTAGAGGAAGACAAGTAAGTTTAAAAATTGAAAATGATGCAATAGATGAAACTTGGAGATATGGAACTTTAAGATTAGATATTGAAGCAGGAGGAAGAAGATAATGGCAAAAATAACAGCATATATACCAGAACCTAAAAGTCAATATGATCCTTCAAATCAAAGACAAATATTAGAATCTTTAACTACAATGAAAGATCAATTAAACTTTTCTTTTCAAAAAGATTTGAAAGATGAAATGGAAACTTTTAGTTGGTTTTTAATTGGAACCGGACGTAAAGTTAAAACAAATATTTTTTCAAGTGGAGCAATAGTAACAGGTAAATCTTTAACTGCATCTTTAGCTTCAGTAAGCGTATTAACATAATGGCAATATTTTATAAAATAAAAGGATACGATTTAAGCACATCTAATTTAACAACGGTATTAACTAATAGCGCTTCTACCGTTGCAATTATTAAAGAAATAAAAGTTGTAAATGATACAGTTTCTGAAGTTTTAGTAAATTTTAGTTTTACAGATATTTCTGAAACAACGAGCTATAAATTTTTTAATACAAAAATATCCGCTAATTCAACAGACGACGCAGTTAATAACGCTCTTATTTTAGAAGAAGGGGATAGCCTTTCATTTCAAGCAGATACAGCAAACGCTATCTCTGGACAAATCTCTTATGCTTTGCTAAGTAGGGTAGGAGAAAATGGATAATTTACCTAAAATAGAATGTCAGACAGTAGAAATAATAAAAAGTAAAAAAACTGGAAAGACATATAATACAATGGAAGATTTTCTAAAAGAAAACACAATGGAAGATCTTCAAAAAGATTTGTCTATTACAATTACAAATAAAGGATTAGAACTGTTTGAGAAAGTAATGAAACAAAAATGAATCCAAGAGGAGGAACAGAGCTACAAGTAGAGCTGTTAGAAAGATACGTAGATAAAAAATTACTAGAGCAGGTACAAATAACAACATCTGTACCAGAAAAAATACCTCTACATCCAACTAAATTAAACATACTTTGGCAACAGAATTCATACGATCAAGGCAATTTAGTCCCGTGGTTTAAAGATAAAAGTAATCACGATAAATATGATTGGTATGTATTTAATTCACATTGGTGTTATGAAAAATATAGAATGATATTTAATATACCTACACATAAATGTTTAGTAATTAAAAACGCAATAGATAAAATTAAACCTAGAAATTTAAAATATAAAAAAGGTGATCCTATTAAATTAATTTATACCTCAACACCGTGGAGAGGATTAAATGTACTTCTTGCTGCAATGCAACTTGTTAAAAACCCATTAATTCATTTAGATGTATATTCTTCAACACAGGTTTATGGAGATAAATTTAAAGAAGTAAACGATGATAAATTTAAAGATTTGTATGATCAAGCTAAACAACTTTCTAATGTAACCTATGTTGGTTACAAACCAAATGAATTTATTAAAAAAAATTTAAATAATTATCATATATTTGCATACCCAAATATTTGGGAAGAAACATCTTGTATTGCAGCAATAGAGGCTATGGCTGCAGGACTCTATTGTATTACAACTAACTTTGGTGCACTATTTGAAACCTGTGCCGAGTTTGCACTTTACGTTCCTTATGAAAAAGAATTTATAAAACTAGCAACTACTTTTGCGTCAGTTATTGATGCAGTAGCCGACCAGCTACACGAAAAGAACGTTGAGGAACATTTAAAATTTCAAATAGATTATACAAACAAATTTTATTCATGGGATTTTAGAACAAGCACATGGAATAATTTTTTACAAGGAGCGATAGATGCAAGACTCAAGTAAACCCATCTGGATTAAAAAAACAACAGAAGGTAAAGTTATTAATAAATCTGAACCTACATATAAAATATTTGTAGCAACTCCTGTTCATAGTGAGTGTTCTATACATTACACACAAGCATTATTAAAATTTCAACAACAATGTATGATGAATAATATTTTAGTATCTTTCTCTCTTCTTAAATCATCTTTAATTACACAAGGTAGAAATTTGTGTGTAGCTAAATTTTTAGCAGACCCTGTTAAATCTACACATCTTTTGTTTATAGATTCAGATATTGATTTTAATTTTGAAACAATATTAAAGATGTTAAGGTTTGATAAAGAAGTAATAGCAGCACCTTATCCAATGAAACATATACATTGGGAACAAATATGGGAAAAATTACAACAAGGTAAAATTAAAACTAAAGATGAATTAATGAGAGCTGGATTTATTTATCCAATAAAAATGGATAACGCAGTAAACCCAGATAGTAAACAAGTTACAATTACTGATGGTGTTATGGAAGTTTCACACGCACCAACTGGATGTATGTTAATTAAACGACAAGTATTTGATAAGATGATTGAAGCTTATCCTGGTGATTTCATAGATCAAGCTACAATAATAAATGGAGAATTTAAAACTGATCCTTACATGTATAATTTCTTTGATACTATACATGAACCAGAAACTAAAAGGTATTATGGAGAAGACTTTGGTTTTTGTAAAAAGTGGACTAAAATAGGTGGAAAATGTTATTGTTATGTAGATGATTTTATAACTCATGTTGGTGAGTATCAATATAAGGGTAGATTAGTAGATAATTTGGAATTCGTTAAAACCGTTGACGATATTAATAAAAACAAGTAAAGTATACGTTTTCAGGACTTTGTGCCTGCCTATAATAACTTATTAATATGACAATAGCGCGAGCACAAATGTATAGACAATTATATCAAATGGGTGGAATAGGATCATTACCAATGGATTATGGTCAACCATTAGAGGTTCCTCAACAACAACCTTCATTTTCTTCAGCGCGAAATATTACAACGAATCCACTATTAAATTATGGACAACCACAATTAGGTGGAGGCACACCTTTAACAATGGCGGGGGGTGGTATGTCTAGATTAGGTTATCAAGAAGGTGGAATGGGAATTATAGGAGCAATGCCACAAGATGCTGGTATGATGCAAGAAGGTGGTCAGGAACAAACTGCATTACTTACAATTATACAATTATTAATCGAACAAGGAATTCCACCAGAGCAAGCAGAAGAACTTGCAATGCAAATATTACAAGTATTTAATCAAGGTGGTGCACCAGCAGTTGAAGAATTTGCAAATCAATTAGAACAAGAAGAAGGAATGCCAGAAAATAGAACTATGATGGCTGGTGGTGGTATTACAGGAATATATCCAAGACAAGGTTATTTTTTTAAAGGAGTTGTTAAAGCAGTAACAGGAGCAGTTAAAGGAGTAGCAAAAGCAGTTAAATCAGTTGCTAAATCTCCAATAGGACAAATTGCTTTAGCTATTGCAGCGCCTTATGCAATGTCGTATGCTTTTGGTCCAGCGTTCGCAACTTTTGGAAATGCTACTCTTGGTACATTTGGAGGAGCAGCTTTAAGAGCAGGTATATCTAATTTAGCAATACAAGGAATTTTAACAGGGAAAATAAATCCTAAACAAGCTTTACTAGCTGCAGCAGCTGGTGGTGCAATGGCAGGTTTTCAAGGAGCGGATGCTATGGCAGCAAGAGATGCAATGAATGCAGGAGACTATATGCAATATGGTAGCTCTGTTCAAGAAGGACTTGGTACATCTATTCCTTTAAAGAGTGGTGTTATACCTTCTGATATAGGTTC